TGGTAATCCACTCGGAGAGTTTTGGGAGCAGTGGCCGGCGCGTCTTTCTTCCGATGCACGCGATAAAACACGTCCAGCACCTCGTGGCGTTCGTCACTGTGCTGGCCAGTCAGAATTCCAGCCTCGCTCGGTTTATGCTCGTGCTTCTGCTTTTCCGGCGGCGGAAAAATGTAAGCACAATGCGGGCACTGGCTGTAACCTGCCACGATGACGGCCTGGCAGCCTGGACATTCCTTGACCGGAGCCTGACCACTGCCGGTTTCCCGAGCTTCCGCCTTGATGGCATCCACGGGTCCGTGCCGCAGAATGTTGCCACCGAAATCGAGGATGAGACAGTCTGATTTTCCGGGAGCCAGCCGAAACCCCCTCCCTACCATCTGCGAATAAAGGCCGGGCGACATGGTGGGTCGCAACAGGACGACGCAGTCGATGCGCGGGGAATCGAAGCCGATGGTCAGCAGATCGGAGTTGGCAAGGTATTTCAGAGGACTGGTCTTGAGCAGGCTTTGCTGGTCGTCTCCCCGAAAGCGGGCCAGCGTGTCGTTGCGCTCTCGGGAAGGCGTGTCTCCGCAGACGAACCCGCATTCCGCTCCCAGCTTTTGCAGGGCTGCCTGCACGTGCTGGCCATGGCTGACACCGGAGGTAAAAATCAGCACTGATTTCCGATCGGCCGTCAGCGACACAATTTCACTGCATGCGGCCTGCACCAGATGGTCGTCATCCATCAGCTGCTCGACCTCTTCAGCGACGAATTCACCACCGCGGACGTGCAGCCTCGCGGTGTCCACCCGCGCCTTGCCGGCCTTGGAGATCAGCGGACTCAGGTAGCCGTCGCGGATCAGTTCTCTGATGCCCACATCATAACAGATGTCGTTGAGGAAGTGGTCAGGCGAACAGATGGGACCGCAGTCCAGGCGATACGGTGTGGCGGTCAGTCCGATCACGCGGAGGTGCGGATTGACGACTTTGGCGTCGCGGAGAAACTGGCGATACATGCCTTCTCCGCTGACGGCAATCAGGTGGCATTCATCGACGATGACCAGGTCAAACGGTCCCAGCTGGCAGGCGCGTTTGTGAATGCTCTGGATGCCGGCGACGAGCACTGGCGTATTCATGTCGCGGCGTTTGAGTCCGGCTGAGTAGATGCCGACCGACACGTTGGGGCACAGCCGGCGAATTTTGTCGGCGTTTTGTTCGATCAGTTCTTTGCGATGCGCAAGGATCAGGACGCGGCCATTCCACTGCGTGACCGCATCTGTGGCCATTTTTGCGATGCACCAGCTCTTGCCGGCACCGGTGGGCAGGACAAGCACGGGGTTGTCATCCCGAGCGCGCAGGTGGTGATAGACCGCTTCGACAGCTTCGTTTTGGTACGCACGCAGCATGACGCCTGACCTCGTCGGAATCACGGGGGTGTTACGGAACAGAAAGATTGCGGATCCGGACCGTGACTTTGCCGCCGGGCGTGACGTCTTTTCGCTCCATCAGAATGCGGGCGATCTGTGAGTCGTCGTGATAGGCGTGGCCGTGCTCAAGAGCGTCGAGCAGGCTTTTGAGAAGGTTATCAAGGTCGCGACGGCGACGGTCCGGAGGGTACACGTCGATCTCGATGGCGAGAGGACCGGCGAGCGGCTGCACGCGAGCGGTGGCGAGGTGAGCGCACACCAGTTCGCGAAACAGCCGTCCCTGCCGACTGATCAGCGTTTTGCTGCCGACTCTCCGCCAGTAGTGGTTGACGGACGGAGGAAATGGCAGTTCACAGATCAGCGTTTCCACGGTGCCACGGCTCCTGTCGCACTGGCCTTCGTGGCACGGGTGCTGGCTTCGCGTTTCGCGTAGCTGCCGATCTCGTTGGAGATCTCGTCATTGTCCGCTCGCTTGCGGCACTTCACGTCGATCACCAGCGGGAGGTTGTGCAGGTCCACCGAGTCTTTCGGTTCCATGACTCCGACAGCCCGGCAGATGGCAGACAGTTCGCCGCGGGCGATCTGGACGGCCGTTGCGTTGGGGTTGTCGAGGTTGAGGCGGGTCCAGACGATGCGTCCTTTGTGGACGCCTTCCTGCACCTGGAACGTCAGCTGCAGATAATGACCGGTGCCAGCCTTCGTGGGCTTGAGTTCGGATTCGGTGATGAGCGCCACGTACTTTCCGGCCGGGATCGGCTCGAACCGTGCGGCCGGCTCCACTTCGGACGCGTTGAAACCATTCAGATTTGCCATGTTCGTTCTTCCTTTCAATCAGCAGAAAAATAAAACAGTCCATTGGGGATCAGAGAGTCAAAATCAGATCAGCGGGTTTCGTCCGCCGGCGTTTGCGGCGGGGTGGACAGGGCATCCATCAGTGACGGCCACGACAGGGGCAGCTGTTCCGGGAGTCCGAACCGGTTTTTGGCGACGCAGGCAGGTCCGCCGATGGTGCGGAGGATGCGTTCACCGCCATCTTTGCCGACGCTGTGCGCCACACCGCGTTTGCGGTTGAACCCGGCTTCTTCCGTCTGGACGCGGATCTTTCGCGTGGCGAACAGCACGGCATCCGCCCATTCACAGACGAGGCTGCACGCATGCTTGTGCAATCGCGGGCTGTAGCGGTCGTAAGCGGTGGCTTCCGGGTCTTCGAATTTCTCCACTTTGGCGTGAGCGATGCCCACGATGATCATGCCGCGTTCCTGACGCAGGCGGTTGAGCAGTGCCAGCAGGTGTCGCCAGTGAACAAGAGCGTGGGTGTAGCCCTTCGCGTAGCCGCCATCCACCTTTTCGATGCTGGTGACGTTGTACTGCCGGCAAAGGTCGTCCCAGATCAGTCGTTCGAGCCAGTCGAGCGAGTCAATCACCAGCGTCTGGTACTCGTGCTGTTCATGGAGCAGCGTGTTGATGTAGCCGACCACCTCGTCAAAGTTTGTGGCCACCGGGAACTTGTCGCAGTCGATTTCACTGAGACCATCTTCGGTCTGGATGAAAATCGGAGCGGGGCAATTGGCACCGAGCGTGCTGTTGTGCGTCAGGATGAAGTCATCGGTGACGTACAGGGAGTCGAGTGCATCGATGCGAATGCACTGGCATTCCTGCAGACCGACATGTTCGACCTGGCGGATCGTGTGCAGGATCCGCCACTCCGCCTTGCCCCATTTCGCCAGATGTTTGGCGGAAGACATCGGAGTGATGGATGGCGGGAACGAGGCGAAGATGCGGAAAACCATCTGGCATTCCACGCGCACCCCGTTTTTGATGTACGCTCCGCGTTTGGTGGTGACCCTGGCGGAGCCGCCGAGCGAGCGGACAAGGAAGCAGAAGTGATCGCCCAGCCTGCGGCTGACGGTCGAGTATTCGATCGACCCGGGGTTTGTCACACACCCGTCGCTGTCGATCAGACCGCGGAGCAGCTCGAGGCGTTGTTCGATGGAACCGTGCAGGTACTGCAGCGGAACAAACTTGCTCTCGGAGTTGCACTCATCCAGCCCCAGTTGTTCCAGAACCCGCTTGAAAGCGGATCCACGCCGGTCGGTACCGACAATCCGGTGCTGGATGTCCTCGAACTGCACGACATCATCGCCCATCGCAGCGACAACGGTGCGGAATCGGTCCTGAATGTCGGTCTCGCAGTTTGTGATGATTGGGGATCCGCTGCAGTGGCCGTCGCCGAGGTACAGTCCGAGGAGCCACGGATCTGCCGGGAGATCTCTGGCAGCAAATTCCACTGGCTGCACGCGAGGAACGGCGTGATTGAAATGTGTCCCGGACCGCAGCGAGCGGCGGATATCGCTGAGGGATCGGACGGAGCCGCTGAGTTGCTGTGATCGCTCGTTGACAGTCTGTGTGAACCACAGGTGGTCATCGCAGCAGTGCGTGACGGAACCGTCCCGAAACGTGACTCGATAGACGTCTTTGAGTCCCTGCGGGTGAATCGACAGGACGACGGTGGGCCGGCCATCGGAGCCGATCACGTGATCGCCGACTTTCAGATCACCCATCGGAACAAACCCATCGGGCGTCAGTACGGCGGATGTGAGTGGTTGTGCTTTTCCGATTCCTTCGGTTCCATAAACGACCATGCGTGGCGGGAGTGGCTGTTTGCCTCGCTGGATCTTTTGCAGCAGAGTCATGAGTTGGGGCTTCCTTGAAAAGATGTGGTTCAGACAGGTTTGAAGTCAGGTTCCGGGGAGGGACTGGTTTGCGTGCGGGCTCACGGCGTTCGGCAGCGGGGGAGTAGTGTGGGAGGGACTGAGCAGGGTGCTGTGGCCAGTGGCCGGCGTGGTGCCCGTCGACATCCGGGATCAACGGGAGTTCGTCCTGAACGGACGACATCCCGCGGGTTGCCGCTGAAACATCCGTTGAGTCAGCCGGCAGCAAACCAGCCCTCGTCGGAGTGCGGAGCCAGTGGCTCCACCTTGACACATATGCAATCCGAATCGCAGATGTCCGCTTTTTCGGTCAGTTCTTCCGAATTCAGGTGATTCAGATGGCGTCGGGCGATGTCGACTGCAGCGCGGACCTGCCGGCGGGAGATCCCGAGCTGGCGAGCCACGGTGGCGACTGGTGACTGCATGAGGGCTTCGCAGACCTGCTGAACGTGCGCCGGCATCTGGGCGACTGCTTCCCGGACGGATTCTGACAACAGGCGGCGATCAGCGAGGTCTTCGGACGTGTACTGGCACTGGCGGTGGTCGCAGTCCTCCGTCAGCTGTTCGGCGAGGGGATGCAGCGTGTGTTCCGCCGGCTGGTCGAGGGACAGCACCCTGGCGTTGGCACACCGGCGTTCGGCACTGCGAGCGCGGCGGATCATGCCGACCTGTGCTCGAACGACGCGGTTGATGTACGTTTGTGCGGAGGCTCTCTGGCAGTTGAAATTGGGGGCCTGAGCAGCGAGGGCCGCCCACAGTTCCTGTTCGAGGTCGTCCTTCTCGGACGTGTGAAACCCGGAAGAATGGGAAAGCTGCCAGGCTTTGAAGCGGATGAACGTTCTGGCGTATCGGGAGAGCAGCACGCTGTGAGCGGCGGTGGAA